GCTACGGCCGGATACTTTATATCCTTTTCACTCTTACGCTTTATCTTGGGAAACATTGTACCCCCTTGTATGCTTACAGGTCTTGCGGACACTATACCCTATACAGGTACACGCCACCTTATCACCCTTGCGATATAGTAAATAGGTCTTGCTCGGATCGCTTTCCGACTTCACTTCCTTGATTATATCCTGCCTGGGTATTCCTATATTCTTTAGCTTCATAGACACGCCCCCCTAGATTAAACTTACAACCTTGACACTTTGTAGAACCACACGCTATACAAATATCTCTTACCCTTTTCATAACGGACATTTACTTCACCCCCTTTCCAACAATAAGTATACACTATAAAATATACTTTGTCAAGTATAACTCCATAGATAGTATAATACTTACACAAAAAGAAAGAGAGCTACGGCCTCGCGGCTTTCACTCTCTCTCTCGCTTTCCCTGCCTGGAAAGGGGGCGCCCGGGGAGGGGCAGGTAGGATTGCGACTACCCAGGGAAAGCTATATTCTCTCTCGCCTTTCTCTTCTATACTCTTCTGGACTTACTCCGGTATATTCCGGGTACCTTTCTTTGAATACCTTATACCCTAACTGGTGCCTCAACTCGTGATGAAACCTACATAAAGGCCGTTTATAACACGCCCTATCCCAGTCCTCTTTATACATTAGGCTCCTGGGCGGCTCGTGGTGATCCTCGGCCAGCTCGTTACACCCCAGTATTAAGCATAGCTGATAAGGGGGCCTCATAACACACCCCTCTCTTTCATTACGCGCTGCCACTTCCTTCCAGGGACAATTCTGCCCTTTATCCACCGGCTCACTTGCTCCGGCTTACACCCCAGGTAAGCAGCCAAATCCTTCTGCTTCATATCGTGAAGTAGCCTATACTTTTCCAAAGCCATCTCTATAGAGTCCAGCTTCATAATTCCTCTATCCAAGGGTTCTTCCGGCTGTAATCTTTATAGACCACTATCTGCTTCTTTATCCCGGGCGGCACTACAAAATCCCGACATAGCTCTTTGACATCAGGAGGGCAGTAATTACTCTTTACCTGGACCAGTAAAAATTCACCGTCCTTGTACGCTATTATATCCCAAAGAGAAAAGAAGTCTATCGGCCCGAAACCCTTATACGGGCGACGGGCCACTTCCGTCTTCCAGCCCCTTTTCTCCAGCAGGTTCGCGTACTGCCTCTGCCTCCGGTTCCCTTTCCTCACTGCGTTTACCAACGTCTACTCCCAGCAGGTCTACTTTCAGCCTGTTCCTCAGCCGGTCCACATACTCCTGTATGTCGGCCAGGTACTTTCTTTCCTTATCCTTTATCTGCTCCAGCAGGTCTATCCTTTCCAGGATCTGCCTCTTCAGGGCCCTGTACTCGTTCTCTCGCCCCTTGTCCGACGTCTCGTAATCCTTCTGATGCTCCTTTACCTTTTTCTTCAATTCCTCTATCTGGCTCAATTTCATCTGCGGCCCTCCTTATCTCATCTACCCACTTTTCAATTACCTGCTTCAGTTCCTTTAACTCCTCCCGAACCGCTAACAAGGCCCAGGGAGTTCCTGCCATTGACCTAGCATCCTTTATCGCCTTCTCAATATAATCTCCCTTATTCATCTTCTTTCACCCCCTTCTCCTGGAAGTGCTTTCTATACTTCTCCATATAGCTACGGACATTCTTACTCCAGTTCTTATTCAACTCTACTACCTCCGGCTTCACATCGGAGGCATGTATAGGAGCATACCCATATCCGGTAGGGCTGCCATAATAGCCCATATACTCCACAAAATCCATATCGCGCGGCACAGCTATAAAACCCCTGCGCTTGCCCTCTTCCGGAGTCATATATCCTTCCATCTTATATTCCGAAGGATAATGCATCTCTCCGCTTTCCTTATCCAGGCCCATTTTAGCCTTTTCTTCGTTCATGGCCTTCCAGTATGCCCTATAAGCATACTTGTCCGCCCCTGGAGTAGGGTGCAGGCCTCTTTTCTCTGCCTCGCCCCTATACCACTCCATAAAGCTCTTTTCCTCATCCTCGCCCAGGGCCGCGTCTTCCGGCATACCAATGCTTACTATTCGCCTAAAAGCAGCATTGATGCCATCAAAGCTCTGGTCCACTATACCATCTTGCCTCAACTTCTGGTACCTGGCCTGGTTATTCTTTATGGACTGGGCGGCGCTACCGGCCTGTGTCTTTAGATCCGTACCTCTTACATCATCAGCCCCAAACTCATACCCGGGTGGTCCGTTCTCGGCATCCCTTATGGCCAGGAGCATTAAGGTTTGCTCCGGGTTCAACTTCTTATCTGCCGCGACCTGTAATATAATCGGCCACTCTCTTTGCTGCCTTCGTGTCATAACGCCTCCTATGATCGCCGCGATAAGGCAGAGGCCAATAAGCCTTTTAACCGCCATACCTCTCCCCTATGGTAGCGTATCTGTTCACGCAACATCTTTATATAGCTCTTCTTGCCCCTTACTTTCTTGCGGCACTCTTTGCTACAGTATGTCCGGCCCAGGAGGACCTCTTTACCACACACAGGGCAATTCATTTCTCATCCTTTTCCAGTATTCCATATACATCCCTCTCCTTTATAATATAGAATACTCCTTTTTTAAGCTCTACCCGGGCCGCCCTGTCCTTACTAAAGTATATCACATCACCAGGCCGGCAAGTCATGGCTTTCATATCATTTGAAGGGTAAGAGGACGGATATCCATACGCATCCCCTGGACCTACATCTACTACCTCGCCTACCTCCGGGTACCGCTGTTTATCCTTTACGTCCAGTACGCTGCTTTCCTTTTTTACCTCTTTTACGAGTATGTGATCGTACAACATTCTCATTTTCTATCTCCCTTCTGATTAGCCCGCGCAGGGCATGTGCCATTTGTGATCGGTTCAACTGCTCCAGGGCTTCACGAAGCATCTTTTTCGCATCACCTTGGAGATTAACATTACAGGTATCTATATTCACCTTTCCGGTAACCGTATTTGTGGTTACCACCAGAGCCTGCACCTTGCCGGCATAATGGTCCTTACTCAACTCACTCCGCATAAAGTCTTTCAACAGTTCAGTAAAATCCTGCTGGAGGTTATCATAGGTCATAACATCTCACCCCTTCCACCGTGTTCATCCTCTATGCTCAATACACCATAAAACTTCTTCATCATCTCTTTTGCTGCCTTCCTGGGAAGAAGTAATGTGGCTACCGGCATTACTCTATTCTCTTTACCCATTTTCTCATTATACAGAAACCGCAGTATAATCATGGCCGCAGGCCTCTTATCGTGGGTAAGAGTCCGGATCTCACACCCTGTCGCGAATATAGGGGCTATCACTTCGCCCTCTTAGGCTCATAGGGCTTACCCTCATCCTCCGGCTTTTCCACTATAAGGACCTCGGTCGTAAGCTGCAGGCCTGCTATACTGGAGGCATTCTGGAGTGTAAGGCGTACCACCTTAACCGGATCTATGATACCCATCTTTATCATATCTCCGTACTTCATCCGCAGTACATCCAGTCCGTAATTCGTATTCTTCTTATTCCGGATATTGGCCATTATGTCCGAACCATCCAGTCCGGCATTAGCACATATCGTCCGTAAAGGCATATCCAGGATATTCTTTATGATCTCAAAACCGATTTCTTCCTCATGCATCAGCTTTGAGGGGATGGCCAAATTTTGGCCTACCCTAAACAGGGCTACACCACCACCCGGCACTATACCTTCCTCTATGGCCGCCTTGGTCGCGTGTAAGGCATCTTCCATCCTCATACGCTTTTCTCTCATCTCTGTCTCCGTAGCAGCCCCTATCTTGAGCACAGCTACACCGGCAGTCAGCTTGGCCAGGCGTTCATTCAGCTTTTCCTTATCATAATCCGATTCGCTTAATGAAATCTCGGTCTTGATTTCCTCTATCCGGGCCTCTATGTTACCCTTATCACCCTTACCCTCTACTATGACCGCGCTTTCCTTCCCGGCCTCTATAGAAGCACAAGTACCCAGATCCTCTATATTGACTTCCTTAATATCCATACCCAGTTCATCGGATATTACCCTCGTTCCTGTATATATAGCTATATCCTCAAGCATATCCTTGCGCCTATCACCATATCCAGGAGCCTTGAGGACCGCTACCTTGCGGCCGCCTTTTACCTTATTGAGTAAAAAGGTCTGTAAGGCCGTACCGGTAACATTCTCCGCTATCACGATAAGAGGCCTATCTGCCTTTATACACTTCTCAAAAATCGGCTTTACGTCCTCTCCGTTGGTAATATTCTTCGTGGTCAGCAGTATAAGGGGCTTCTTATACATGGCCTGGAGCTTATTCGGGTTGGTGATAAAGTACGGACTCACCAGGCCCTCTGTAAGAGTCATGCCCTCTACTACCTCCAGCTTCGTTTCAGCTGACGGACTATCCTCCAGGGTAATCACACCATCCTCGCCCACCTCATCTATGGCCTGGGTAATCATATCCCCCAGGACCGGATCGTTGTTGGCCGCTATCGTGGCTATGCTCTGTATCGCCTTTCTGTTGCCGGATATATGCTCCGCGTTTATCTTGAGCTTGTTTACTACCTCTTCTACGGCCACATCTATACCCCTTTTAAGCATAATAGGGTTGAGGCCGGAACTCATAGCCTTCAGGCCCTCTGTGTATATGGCCTGGGCAAGCACTACGGCAGTAGTCGTTCCATCACCGGCCGTGTCTACGGTCCTGCCGGCGGCCTCCTTACCCATATTTGCCCCTATGTTCTCAAACTTATCTTCCAGCTCTACTTGTCGGGCTACTGTTACGCCATCCTTTGTGACCGTAGGGGCCAGAAACTTGTTCTCAAACACCACGTTGCGGCCTTTCGGGCCCAGGGTTGCCTTTACGCACTCTGCCAGCACATCCAGGCCCCTTTTAAGCCCAGCTCGAGCGTCTTCCCTGTACTTAATAAGCTTTGCCACCATATCCTCCTAACACTTTTCTTATGGCTTCGACCTTATCGGCCTCACCTGCCTGGTCAAAGTAGGCAAGCATCTTCTTTAACCAGTCCTTATTTGCGTCGTTTTCGTTACGTATACGGGCTTGCTCCGTCAAAAATCCTAAAACCTTACCTCTTAATACCGCGTCTTCAGCCCAGGCCCTCTTTCGCGCTGCCTCTGACTTCGCCCTATATGTAAGGTAAAAAGTCGGCATGTCCGGCTCCTGCTTATACCTCAAGGCCTCCATAGCGTATTGATACGACCACCTATAACAAGTAGCTGTAAGTTCATCCTCAGTCATAACCCCCGACCTGCGATCCGCTAAGGCAGCTAACAGGTGCTTGTGGTGTGTACTCTTATCAATACTTTGAAGTTTCATTAAGCTGATCCTCTAAAATCTCGCTGGGTATAAACCTTGCTTTTACTCTGGCCGGCTTCTTGACATTCAGCGTACCTAACCTGGGATTTCTGTACACCCCGGCCTTCCTTACATATGTCCGGAAATTACCAAACCCCCTCAATTCTATCCTATGGCCTTCAATAAGACTCTTGCCCATCTCTTCAAAAAGGGTTCGTATTATAAGCAGCAGATCCTCCTGGCTTACCGTAGATACATTACCTATGCGGTAATACACCCTTGATGCTAAAACTTTCTTACTCACATTACTCATCACGCCTCCTTTACCATAAAGGGCACCAGGAGCGCGAAACAAAAACCTATTACCGCCTCTTCAGCCGAGGCGTTGACTATTCCGAACGCCCCCAGTGCCGTCATTACAAAGGTAAACAACAGTACATGTGTAAAAAACACATCCATATCCTCATTGGCATAAGCTGCCGGGAACGCCGGTATAGCCCACATAAACCCCACAACCGTCCTCTGTAACACCGGCCCGAATATAGGCCGGAGCCAGCTACCTGTACCATAGCTGAATATGGACATAGAAATATAGTACAAGGGCACCATGGTCGCATATAAGATATTCCTATATATCCTCTTTCCGAGCAGTGGATCAGGACTGGTCTTTTTCTGCCACAGGTCAAATCCTATACACGCCAGGGCCAGGATAAGAGGCAACCAGAACCTCCTATGAAAATTAAACCCTAGAATATCGCCCCTGCCGGCCAGCCACCATAAGGTACTGACTATAACCGCTACACCTATCTTGGCCGTAGCACGCCATCCGCGCTTATACTCTTCATTCATCTCAACCTCCAGGCTATTGCTTTCAAGGCACAACACCCCTCTGGACTATGAGTAGTCATTTTCTCTTTAGGAAACTGCTTCGTCTCTATAAAGCCTTTCTCTACCCACCAGGCACAATTCTCTTCTACGCAAGCACACTTGTTTATCGGGCATATCAGCTGTTTAGCCATCTCTTGCCGCCTTTTTTATATCATCTACATCCTTAGTAAACATATCTTTATCGCGGTACTTGTCCGCGTAACGCTGCTTTGCCGCCTCAAGATCCGCGAACTTATCAAATCCCCTCTGTAAGAACTCACCCAGGGCCCACTCTTTCGTCCAGAAGTATGCCCGGCCTTTAAGGATATAAGCATAGTTGTCTATGGTGGCCTTGATCTCATCTTCCGTAAAGCCGTGATCCAGCTTGCTGTTTAACCTACCCTTCGTGTAGTCGTTCATATACTTATGAACAATGATCTTTTTTTCGTTCCAGTGGGCGAGAACAGAGGTATATATCTTTTTATATTCTTTTCTTTTATATCTATATCTATTATCTTTATCTTTATCTATATCTACCGCGTCACCTTTACCTGTAACTTCTTCTTGTAACCTTTGCCTGTAACCTTTCTGCCTTTGATAATCGCTTTGATACCTTCTCCAGTTGTTTATAACGATTATACCGTTGTTCTCTATCGTTACCATTCCCAGGTCAGTCATAGCGGTATTAGCACTCCTTATCACATCTACAGGAGTCTTTAGCTTTATAGACAGCTGCTCCGGGGTATACCCTACATCCTTCCCAAAGCATACCTGTCCTGGTATAGGGGTAAGGGGCGAAGTAGCCATATCGAGATAGTCATCCCAAACCGACCTTTCGGCCGGAGTCAACATCCTCTTGCTACACGCCCCATCACCCTTATGGCCGTCTATATTCTCCCTCACCCAGCTCTTTCTCCACATTACTCAAACTCTTTCCTTGCGGCCTCGGCTTCTTGGTCTAAGGAAGCAGCATTCGTAGTAGGATCAGGAGCAGGTGAAGGGGTGGGAGCAGGTGGTTTAACAGCCTTTGCCTCTAGCTGCCCTACCAGGTTATCAAGCATAGCTTTCCCAGAAGAGAGGTAAGGTTTTGGATCCTCGGCTTTCAACCCCTGCCCCAATATATCGCTTATACCTTTTAGTATAGCGTTAAGCATACGTCCTCCTAAAAAGGTGGCTCTTCTATTTTCGACTCCTGGTGCACAAGATCATTCGGCCCAAGCTCTCCACCCATAACTTCCCAGGGCGGACTCACTTTATTGCTGTCGTAATTATCCCTGTTTTCTACTACCAGGGCCGCTCGGATAATCTTGTGCTTGCAGTTGTGCTTAAGAAACAACTCCAGGCCGTCCTTATCATCTATCGGGATATCCTCATCCTCATCTACCTCCATGGCCTCAAACCAGGCCTTAGCAAAGCCCAAAGAGGCATCACTAAGAGAAAAGCCCAGTTCGGTATGCTGCCCCTGTGTATCTCCTGGCTCTATGGCCTGCACATCTACCACCACAAAAGGCGCGCCTGAGTTCTTGCCTATTACTACCTTGAAATCCATCGTCCTTAACTTGTAATCCTTCGCTACCCTTTCACCCTTATCATTTACTCCGTTATCTGGCAGCACGGTTTTACCTCCTCCCGGGAACTCCTTCAACTTCATTACTTACCTCCTTTTATTTTGCGGAATATCTCCGCCAGGTTAGCCCTCTCAAACTGGTCCAGATTATCACTCCGGCTCTTACACTTTATTCTCTGGTTACTATCAAACTGCAGGAACCGTTTTCCCTCCTTGTCTATACCCATATAGGCCGTATGATCCACCAGGCCCACATATTCCATAGTCGTAGACCGCATGACCATAGGGGCCTCATAAGAGGTAATCTTGCCCTCGCGGTCCTCTACCGGCAACATCATAGCCCAGAAATTGAATATGACATTGACTCCCTTCCATACCAGGTTCCTCAAGTCCCTGATATTCTTCCTCATATAATATGAGGTATCGCCCCACTCCTTTTGCCTGGGGGTCTGTAAGGTCTTACTTTCAGTAAGAGTAACCAGAAAGTACTTCTCAAGTTCACTCATATTGTCTATAAATACATATTTGAACGCGTGCTTTTCCTCTACCAGGTACTGGACCATCTTCCTAAAATTCTCTAGATTTTCCCTTACCTGGTAAGTTGTTACCAGCCTCTTGCCGCCATCTGCCAATACAAGGTCCCCGGCCTCTACATCTATTACAAAGATTTCCTCTGGCTTAGCATAAGGCTCATGTATAAAGCCTTTGCCGTATTCCCACCCTAGCAAGGTCTTTATAAGAGATGTCTTACCTACCCCTGGATCTCCATAAACTATCATAGAGACACCTTTTTGGTCTACTGAACTTCCAGGCTTCTTAAAATCCATCACGCCCCCTTTATTTCGGGTTTCTTGCGGCCTACAAACCGTTTCAAGCCGGCATTAAAGCCCCACTCCACATCCTTCTGCTTAAGTAGTTTAAGCCTGCGCGCTCCGGCCTCTATGATATTTCGGGTTTTCTTCTGTGCAGATTTGAGATTTTCTTGGGCCTCTATCTTCTGCCTGCTGATTTCCACCTCCTGGAAAGCCAGCTGCCTAAACAACACGTCCTTCTGCTGCATGGCGGCCATGTGCTCCTGCCACTCCTTTAGAAACCACTCCGGAGCCACTACAAAGGATGTCATAGAACCATCCGGCTCGCGTAACTGCGACAATGGACTATTGCAGTCAGGACATCTTTCTACTATTCGCCCGCCCTGGGGCTGTACGGTTTCCTTTC